TCGTAATACTTTATTTCATTCTGCAATTTTATCAAACTCTAGAATACTTAAAATAGAATTTCACCAGTTTCATCCTCAAGGTGTAACTGGTTTTGCTTTGCTTGCAGATAGTCATATTAGTATTCATACATGGCCTGAGAATAATGTTGCAAAGTGTGACATTTTTACTTGTAATGAAAAGTGCACCCCACAAAAAGCGGTAGAATATATTAAGGAAGCCTTTAAGGCAACTAAACTTATATCTCAAGAACATGAAAGAATTTGATTATGAACTCGATTACAAAAACATTGATTTTACAGTTGAAGAAAATCGCAAACTTTATCGTATTGGAAGGGGAGAACAAGGAGTGCTATTGGTACGGCCTTACACTAACGATATATGCCGTCATTGGAGATTTGTAAATGAGTCTATTGCTCGCAAATCTGCTGATAAGATCTACTCCATGTTTTGTGACTATAAGGAGCAACGGGATTTTATTGGAATGGATATGGCGAGGAAGTTTCTTGAGATGGGATTTACTCGCTCCCGTAGGTATGCAAATCATCCTAGTGGAAAGAAATACGCTAGAGATGGTTCCGTATCACCGCAGTCGCCAACCGCACTACACTGTGAAAAGTCGCGTTCTGCAAATGTTTTCAAAAGAATGAGAGATAAAGCAGCATATGATGAAAAGTATGTTATAATGAGAAAAGAATGGAGGGCATCTGAATGAACATCTTTGTAACTGATCCTGATCCTGCTAAGTCTGCACAATCATTACCTGACAAACACATTGTCAAAATGCCACTTGAGTCTTGTCAAATGCTTGCAATTGTTGCATCTACAAAATGGGGTCATGGTTTTGGTAAATTACCTAAGTTAGATGGAACACCATACCTCACAGACAAAGGTGCGTTCAGAGGTCATCCTTGCACCATCTGGGCACAAGAAAACTATAGATGGTTGATATCACACGGTCTTGCGTTATGCTATGAATATACGCATAGGTATGGTAAAATACATAGTTGTCAGCATACACTAGAACATGCTGATAAAATCTTTCCACAATCACATGGAGAGGTTACACCTTTCGCACGAGCTATGCCAGATGAGTTTAAATATGACACAAGCATTGACACTATTACTGCTTACAAGCGTTATATCGCATCCAAACCTTGGGCTTCATCTAATTATCTTCGTGACCCATCCCGCAAACCGAATTGGTTATGAATAGACAAATGATAAAAGATATCCTACAATGGGAGAAGGAATATCTTACCATGAACAAAAACCTTACTGACAGAGAGAAACAAATCCTAAAGGGAGATGCTATCAAAACAGATGAGGGTATGGTCTTTGGTAGGATGTATGCAGATTGGAAAATCCAAAAAGGATATACTTAATGAGTGACTTTATATGGGTTGAAAAATACAGACCCCAACAAATTGATGAGTGTATACTCCCCGATCATATTAAGAAAACATTTCAAGACTTTGTAGATCAAGGTGAGATACCAAACATGTTGCTATCAGGCCCACCAGGTATTGGTAAGACCACGGTGGCAAAAGCATTATGTAAACAATTAGGAGTTGACTACTATGTCATTAATGGATCGGATGAAGGCAGGTTTCTCGACACTGTTCGGAACAACGCAAAGAACTTCGCATCTACCGTCTCTCTTACAAGCCAGTCGAAACATAAAGTCATCATCATTGACGAGGCAGACAATACCACTTCCGACGTACAGCTCCTTCTCAGAGCGAGTATTGAGGAGTTCTCTGGAAACTGTAGATTTATCTTCACTTGCAACTACAAGAACAAAATTATTGAACCGCTACATTCACGCTGCAGTGTTGTTGAGTTTTCTATTAAGGGTAAAGAAAAAGTAAAGATAGCAGGATTATTTTTTAAGAGATTACAACAGATATTAGATTTAGAAAAGATATCATATGATCCTCCAGTTCTAGCAGAGATTATTAATAAGCATTTTCCTGATTGGAGAAGAGTTCTTAACGAGTGTCAAAGATATTCTGTGAGTGGTAAGATTGACTCTGGTATTCTTGCAACATTTTCTGATGTTTCTGTAAATGATTTGATCAGAAATCTTAAAGATAAAAACTTTCCAGAAGTTCGTAAATGGGTGGTTGATAATTTAGATAATGATAGTTCTGTGCTACTTCGTAGATTATATGATAGTCTATATGAAACACTAGTTCCTAATAGTATACCTGCTGCTGTTTTAATTATTGCGAAATACCAATATCAAATAGCATTTGTAGCCGATCAGGAGATAAATCTATTAGCAGCACTAACTGAAATCATGGTGGAATGTCAATTCAAATGAACATATTTGGATTTATTGGCATTTTTCTGCTATTATCAGGCCTAGGTTCTGGAGTTATGGTTGCTCTTATTCTTATGGAGAATTTTAAATGATTTTTTCTGCTTGCCCACCAATATACACTTTACCTGGTACTTGGAGTGATCCAGATAAAATTGCAAAGTGTAATGAAACACTCATACCACACTTTACATTTAATCCAGATTATACTTTTGGTATATCAATAGCAGTAATTACTATACTCTTAGCAGGGTATGGTGTATACAAAGGATTCTTTGCTAACAAAGATCTATTAGATCCATGGGAGGATCATGATGACTAACAAATTTATGAGAAAACGTGAAAAAATTAGAGCACAAATGAAATCAAGATTTTATTATTGGTTTTGGGGTGCTGCTACAGTAACTGTAGTATCAGGTCAATTTTATGTTGGATCTGGTTATAGACAAATGGCAAAATCATTAGACAGATGGTTTGACACAGCGATTGAATCTTTAATTCCAGATAGACCTAGAACTGGTGATGGATATTATATGCCTGTTCCTACACCTGATGACTATGGTATGACCATTATAAAATGATTATTAGTGAAGCAGATGCTACATGGGCTGCTGATGAATTTATTAATTACTTTGGCAACTTTACTTCTATAGAAGATTATCTTCGTTTTGTTAAAAGGGAACTTGTTCCTAAAACAAATCCTCTGATGTCTCATGAGGATGAGTTTTTTAATGAAGATATATCACCAGAGGAGATGGAGTTTGAGATTCGATTTATAGGAGATCGTTTTCCAAATTCATTACCTCAAGATCACTATAAGAATTTACTAGCAGCAGTTTCATCACACAATAATGAAAGTAATATACCTGGTAGAGAATTACGTTGGATGGTATATGAAAAGAGAACACAGAAGATTGTAGGATTCATACGTTTTGGATCTCCTACTATCAACTCAAAACCAAGAAACTTATGGTTGGGTCAACCTGCAAATCTTTCTTTGTTGAATCGTCATACTGCTATGGGATTTGTGATTGTTCCTTCACAACCTTTTGGTTATAATTTTCTTGGTGGTAAGTTACTTGCACTTCTTTGTGTATCACATTTTGCAAGAGAGACTCTCAATAAAGTATTTGAGAAAGACATCGCATTGTTTGAGACCACATCCCTTTATGGATCTACTACATCAGCATCACAGTATGATGGATTAAAACCATTCTTTAGATACAAAGGATTAACAGAGAGTAAGTTTTTACCTTTACTACATGATAGAGTTTTTCATAAACTACATGATCATTTTACTTTGCTTAATAACAATACACCTTTGACAGATAATAAAGCATCTTCTAAGAAGATGAAGAGGCAATCTAAAATGATCGCAAGTATTAAGAAGTCATTGAAAGATCAAGATAAACTACAACACTTTAATTCTGTAATTGAAATGGCATTTGGTCTTACACAAAAGAAAAGATTTTATATATCTGATTATGGTTATGGTAATGTTCGTGAAGTTATTCGTGGTGATCAAGATAAATTAGTTCGTGGTCAAAACTGGGATAAATTTTATTTGGATAACATTATCTCTTGGTGGAAGCGAAAAGCAACCAAGAGATATGAAACTCTGAAAAGAGATGGTAGATTCAGAGATAAGGTCGAACTCTGGTCACAAGATGATGACATTCAAATTATAAGATGAACAAAATTTCACCAAAACATTATCAGCGTGGTAAAATACAAGTATGGGATTTTATTGCTGATCAAGGATTAGATTTCTTCTCTGGCAACGTGATTAAATATGTATGTCGGGCTGGTCACAAAGAAGATGAGTTAACCGATCTCAAAAAGGCAAAGGCCTATATTGATAAAAGAATCGAATTACTTTCATGACAGAATTTATTTCTAGACA